GTGAAGATGCTGTTACTATCCAACTCCCAATTCCCACAAACAAACAGGCATCGTTTAATGCAGCCGCACTGTGGGAAGCATCGTTAGATCAAATCAAGATGCAAAACATCCAAGAAGTTCTTTTTGATGATGGGATGGAGGCTGAGACTATTACAGCAACCTCAGACGACAGCGGCACGATCACTGACACAATTGTTGAGAAACGTGAACACCACCTTCATCTCCCATTGTCACGACTCACCAAAGATGTGAAAAATCATCTTAAGAACGGTGGAATACGACTCAACGATGATGATAACGCCAAAGCAATCACGTTCCAAAAGAACGATTACACGCTTGATGTTGGACCACAGAATGAATATGATGATAAAAAGGTAAGTGGTGAAACTGGTGAAGTGGCGTCTGAGTTTACGAAACAAGTGAGTGACAAGTTTGAAAAGTAAAATTAAATGACAGCCGAATACACTACTGATTCACCAACACAGATAACGTGTGCAAACGGTCACACTCATACTATTTACAATGCGGTAGTTGGTGAGTGGTATCAGTGTCCTACAACCGATTGTGACAAGTTCATAAAGGCACAGCCATAATGTTCCTTGACGATGATGCCCCTGAAGAATTAAAACGAACGTTACCGCACGATATACGAGTTTATATGCGGAACTTTTGGCGGCATCCAAACAACCCGTCACGACCGTATGACTTTTATGATGATGTTGGACCAAAAGAGGGGCCTGATGATGAAGAAGGAGAGTTTCTATACTACTTAGCTGATGATAAGAGTCCGTTAAATCCGTCACAATGGGGTGATGTGAATGTCTTACTGTTCTGTCGTGGTGGACTCAAAACCACAATTGCCACAGCAGCAATAGAGTGGTCAATTGCTAATTATCCCTTTGTCGAAGCAGATGTGACTGCCCCCCGCCAACAGCAGTTTGGTGAGGTGATAGACAGGTTCAAATCTCACATTAAACAAAGTGGGTTAAATGCGTTACGAACCAAGGATAATGAATCACATCAGAAGTTTGAACGGAAAATTGAGGAACCTGATGGTACTGTCACACACTCTGAAGCAGATGTGAAGGCACGTTCAGCATGGGGAGAGGGTGATGCCCTTCGTGGACTGCACGGCCATTTAGGCGCTATTGATGAGTTTCAAGATGTTGATGAGTCAATGTTTTCAACGTTTCTTGAAGCCATTGACCAATCTGTGCCAAAGGTTGATTATTTCCCAACCACTTTCGTAATTGGCACACCAAAAATGGCCAACTCGTTTTTCCATGAATTGTGGGAGATGAGTGACCAGAAAGATTGGGTGCCAAACGAAGATGGTGATGGTGGTGCGTGGGTGAGCCAAGACGATGCAAACGAGTTCATTCCCACAGAAATGGCTGAAAAGCGTTCTGAGTTGATTGCTGAAGCAGATGAACTACGTGCATACCTACACGGCATGGCACGTGAGCAGCGTCAAACGTCTCAGAACGCTTCAGATTTGTCTCAGAACGATTCTATCACAGAACAAGCCCAATCCCTTACAAATGAAATAAAATCGCTTAGAAAGCGTGCTGAGGCGATACAGGGGTATTCGATTCGTGGATGGCACATTGACCAGTACGCATCTCCCACTCACGATGAAACTAAGATTGAATTTAAACGACAGAAATATACAAAGAAAAAGTTTAAAAATGAAGTTTTAGCAGAGTTTTACACGCCTGAAAACGACTTGCTTAACGATGATCACATCAAAGAAACCTTCACTGATGAAGGGTTTAAACGAAGGCGACAGTATGATGATAGCATCGTAACGTGTGGCGTTGATTGGGGTGGTGGGAGTGGTCCACAAGCGTCTGATACAGTAATCACGGTCGCTGAAACTTATCAAGAAGGTGATGCTGAAGTAATGGACATTCTCAATATCGATTTTGTTAATGCAGACCAAACAAAGCAACAAGAGTTAGATATTGTTGAACAATACATCCGTGATTATGATGTTGACAGAGTTGCTGTCGATGAGGGGTACGGTGCCAAACAACGTGAGGATTTACAAAACGGAAACAATATTTGGAACGACGCTGGATGGGATAATGTGTGTGGTGTAATTTATGGAAATATTAAAGATAAAGATAGACCCAAGTTTGCAGAAACAAACTTTAAAGATTCACCATACTGCACAGTTGCACGAACACATATGATTGAAAATATGGTTGCATATTTCAAACATGGCAACATACGAATCCCTAAAGACGATCTAACGTTCAACCGTGATGGGAATGGAACAAAGTTGATAGACCAACTCACAGCACCATATACAGACAGAGTAGAAACGTCTGATGGAAAAAAGAAACTGAAGGTGTTATCAGATAGAAACGATGATGTGTTTCAATCATTTGTCTACGCATGGCTTGCGGCACACAGATTTGGGTCTACGAGAACCATCAAATCAATCCACACAGAAAACAGAACTGGGATATAAAACGTCTATACAGTAACTGTAACTACTACGTTTAACATAGAACATGGCTGATTTTGACATTGACGTTTCTGAACCAGAGGCCACAACAGACGCCTCAACGTCATTTTCACACAAACGGCTTTCTGAGGTATACACACGACGCTCTGATGGTCAAACAGAAACGTTGGCAGATTCATCTGATGAAGTTGATCCACGAAAATTGGTTGACACGCCAACGCTTAATGACATTCGGTGGCTGTATCGAACGTCAATTGGTGGCACGATTGTTGACAAACCTGTTTCAGATGCGTTTAAACACGGGTTTGAGATAAAGAATAACAACCGTGATGTAGAAGGACTCTTAGAGTCTGTAAACTTCATTGATGTGTTTATTGATGCCTATCAGAAAGCTCGACGGGACGGATTTTCACTACTCTATTACGTTTTAGAGGACGACTCTGAAGGGGTTATGGAAGATCCGTTAGACCCGTCTGTGACCGTCAATGACATTGCAAAATTGGCCATTCACACAATAGATGATTTAGCACGGTTTGATTCATCTCACGGAGTTATCCCTGCCAATGCTGATGCAGACCCAATCAAGGAACTTGACTATGACCAGTATCAGATACGTCCGACAGGTATTGTTATGGACACAGACCCCAATTCAGAAACGTATAAAGAGCCACTTGGGTATCTTATCGGAAAACCCAATTGGATTGATAACACCGACCCAACTGATGATGTAACCTTCTTTCATAGAAACAGGTTTATTCATTTGTCTGTAAACACGACAACTGACGGTGACTTATCAGCCCCCACCCTTGGTAAGTATGAAGGCGATTCAGTATTGTTACAGTCGTACAATATCCTCAAGGGACTAAAGAAAGGAAATTGGGCTATCATGCAGACACTATTCAGATATGCTGCAAAACTGTACCATGTCGAGTTGCCTGAAGATGCAGACCAAGAGGATTACAATAATGCAATTGAATCTATGGATAATCTTAATGCAAAAAGTGAAATTGTAACACCACATGGGTATTCTATTGAAGATTATCAGACAGATGGCCAATTACAACCACGAGAATACTTTGATGTGTTATTTGACCAGATTTGTGCTAACAATGAAATGACAAAAAGTGTGTTGTTTGGCACACAGTCTGGTACAGTGAGTGGGTCTGAAACGGACATTAAAAACTATTTCAATATGGTTGAACGACTCCGTAACATTGTGCTAACTGAGATCATAAAAGAGTTTGTTGAACGTGCATATCAGTTACAAGATAATCGGACTGGTGACACATATACAGCACAGTTTGAAATCGAGTGGGGTCCATTGTTCAAACTGTCTGAAATTGACATGGCAGAACGTACTGCACGGTTAGTGCAGACTGTCTCACAGGGTATTGATAACTTTATTCTCACCCCAATGGAAGCCCGAACGATTCTGCAACAAGAGTGGGTTGATGTTGAACTTGATTGGGAAGATGAGTTCAGTGATGAGGAAATTGAGTTCTTAGAATCCCTGAATGTTCACCAGCAGGGTGGTGAGACTGAGGCAGAAAAGTTAGAAGCCAAACAAATGTTTGAGGGGATGCCACGACAAGGACAAAACGGTGGGGGGATGGAGCAAGGAACTACTACTGCAACTGAAAACCCCGCTACAGATTCATTAAGTGATAGTAATGTTGATGCGATTGCCAACCGCGTTGTGGAACTATTGGATGAACGATGAAGATACAAATGAAGATGAAGATGAAAACTTGTAACTACTACATTTAAAACAGCAAGCATGTACGTAATATTCTCAGTAGACCGTGTTGAACACGCTTTTTCGTCGGTGCAGACTGATGGGATCACGGTTACAAACGACGCCACTGATAGTGATGCGTCTGATTCGGTCCCAACAGTTGACTTTTCGTGGTCTGAAATTCCTGTTGTTGAGGTTGATGCACCACCGTATGAAGAAGCATTTGAAACAGACAGGTTCTATAAAATACCCAATGTTACAACAGCCAAACCTATCATTCAACTGTATCGAAACGTTGATGGTGAGTTGATAAAGCGGCAGAAACCTGCTGCTGAACTACGGAAAGCGGCGTGGTCGTTTAATAACGCTCCACACACAATCACGCACCCCGACACAGGCGTTGTGAAAGACGTTGCTGATGTGACAGGATTTTGGCGTGATGGGATGTACGACACTGACACAGAGTCCATGCAACACACGTTGTATGTGCCTGTAAACAACGATGCTGCAAAGGAGTATATTGCTGCAAATCCTGACGTATCTGTTGGGTTTTACAACCATCGTGTTGGGTCGTATGACGGTGACACAGGGTCGTTAACTGATGAACAACCAGCTGAGTATCAAGTCAACATTCTTGGTAACCATATTGCATCCGTTCCACACGGACGGTGTTCTGGTGAACAAGGATGTGGCATTGCGGCTGATAGCAATGATGTATTAAACAGAGATATTGTAACTGATGAAACAACAACCTATCAAACACAGAAGGACCAAACGATGAATAGTGGCAGTTGGGTAAAATGGAGTGCGTCTGGTGGGACAGCGTATGGAAAGATTGATGAGATAATTCGAGACGGCTGCACAACCCGTGGAAAAGGTGACATGGAAGTGTGTGCCAAGGATAACGACCCCGCTGTTGTCGTTGAAGTGTATGACAATGAAAGTGGTGACTCACAGGGTGAATATGTGCGTCACTTGATGAGTACCTTACAATCGTGGGGTGGTCCAACAAACGATGCTATCACACACGATTATCGAGAAAATGGTGACTATTATGCCATTGCTCCGTCTGAAAACAGTGACGATTCACCAAAGTATCCAATCAACAATTGTAATGACGCCACAGATGCGTGGAATCTCAGAGGGAGTGGCGAGTATACAATTTCACAATCCCAATTAGAATCTCGCATTAAACGTCGTGCAAGCGAATTGGATTGTGACCTACCAGACACCGCCATGAATACTGCTGATACCAACGCATCTGATTGTGGATGCAGTAACACAGACACATATACGACACAGACAGATTCCTATCAAAGCGATTACTACGATATAAGTGAGAGTAACAACATGACTGATACAGACACTGACTCAAACGACGGTGATAAGTTTGATATTTCTGTCACTGTAGACCGTGATACCGTCACGGTTGATTCGTTGGCAGAACAGTTTGATGCTGTTGCACAGCTTCGTGAGGACCACACGGCTGTGACAGACAGCATGGGTGAGATTCGTGCAAGCATGGACCTTGACGACGATGAATGTCCGTGTGACCACATTGACGACGTTGTTGAACAGGCTGCTGACGCTGAACAGCTTCGTGATGAGTTGGCCGAGTATCGTGCTGATGAAAAAGAGGATGCACTTGATACCCTCGTGACTGAATATAACGCTGACAAGTCCGAGTGGGAAGATGCAACACTTGATGCCATTGAGGATGAAATCACACGACGTGAGGAAATCCTTGATGAGTTTGATATGAGTGTTAAGGGTGCTGGTACTGACAACGACAATGACACTGATGGTGCTGTCAAAAATGGCAGTAACAGTGATGATGACATTGTTGATGAGTACCGTGGCAAGCGCACGTTTAAGCGTGGCTACCGTGCATAAATAACCGTTACTACAATTAACTTAGAGAGAAACACATATGGCAGTTCAATACTACGTTGAGCAGTCTGATCGTGCCTACCAGAGTGGGATTGCCGCTGAGGCAATATACGCTGGTGAGCTTGTTCATGACGCTGCTGGCAGTGTAAGCAAATTTGCATTTTCAGACGGAGATTACAGCGGCCTTGCTTTGTATGATCCCGAGTTTATGGCAGCAGCGGATGGGGATACTGTTGCTGATGAAAGCGTCGTGGCTGGTGAGACAGTTCGCTATGCCCCCGATGAAGATGCAGCGGTCGTGAAAATCCGAACACCCACTGATGGTGGACAAACAGCCCCGTCGATTGGCCACAGAGATGTTGTTGGAATCGTTGACGATGGCAGTGCAGATGCACCAAGCAACATGATTGGCCGAGTTGTTCAGGAAGGGTACTCAAATGGCACCACGACGTTTGACCGTGCCACTGGCAACTTCATTGCAATCGGTGAGGCGTATCGTCCTGCAAAGCAGAATGGCAGTTCAGTAACTGATTTTGACACTCCTGTTCGAGTTGAACTGTTCGGGAGTGCTGAGGTGTAAGATAAATGACAACAACCACATTCCTCACTGAGAAGGTTCAAACGCTGCTTGAACCCGATGAGGACCTGATGTTAGAGCGGAAAGGTCGTGACCGTCGTGCCCTTCGACGTGAATTAGCCCCAACCACCACAATGGGCCGTGGTGAGCGGTATGTTGAGGAAGGCGATGGGATGTATGTGTCCCCCGACACAGACCTTCCTGCAACTGACACCAGCGTTGGTGAGGCACTTGGCAATGTGTCCATTCAGCGGTATACTGGTGATCAGGTCCGTGTCCCTCGTATGACGCATGGCATGACGCTTGATGCAGAGGAC